TTCATGTTCCCGGAAGCGTGTACTGGTAGATACAATCTTTTTCCGTGACTGTATATTCAACTCCGGTTGATCAGATAACCATAAAAAAACAGCATCAGGCTCAGATGGAATCTCATCATTTCCATTTAGGATATCTTCCATTAACTTAGTCGTGATTACCGTTTTGCCCGATCCAGTAGGTGATGCAAGAATTACCGCCTGCGGATCACCCTCTCTTACCTCTCGTTTGGCTTGACGCACTCGTTTAACCAACTCTGCAACAGCATCTTCCTGAAATTCTTTGAGTTCTAATTTCACCTTTATTTAGCCCCCTCTCACACACTTTGGGTATTTATCTTAAAGTTTTCAAGATAGTTTTTATAAAGTTGAACAACTATAATTTCTTTTGGTAGCTCAGCCTGCATATCATGATATGCACTTTCGGAATTAGTCACTAAAAAGACATAAATTAAATTTTTACGTCCCTCTATCCTTCGGCGGAATTCGTAAAAATGTGTTTCTTGTATCAATATAGCGAAAGGACAATCTTCGGGAGTCAACCATGGCAAGCGCGGATCTACTACTTGGGGACAAATACCTTTGCCCCCTGCCATAATCCAAAGAATTGGTAAAATAGCTTCGAATTGTCTACCTATTGCCACTTCTGTTGGTTCCAGGAAGTCAATTTTAAAATAAGCAAGATTTTCAGAAAAACCCAATGATAATGGGCGTGTTTCATTTTCCTCTTCTAGTACAGGCCCCAAGATATTAGGAATCTGTTCTTTTATTCTATTGAATACCTTGTTGTCTTGCGTAACAATAAAAAACTCAGTTACATGATCCGCATTTTCAATTGCTTTAAAATAACTTTCTATCTGTATAACATCCCATAAAATGGATTTCGAGATCTCATCATCAAGAAACCAAGGTGAATTAGCCACAATTTTTGATTGTGGAACGGTTGGAATTAAAGCAACTAATTGTTTACGTTGCGAAAGTGATAATACTTGACCTTCAGTAAAACCTAATTGTTTTATGGAACGTAGCTTTTCTTTGGTAACTGTTCGGCCTGTAATATATTCACCAGGAAGCGGTGTTTCATCATCTCGTTTACCTTGAATAACAAACTTACTACGTGGATAAGTGACCGATCTACAGATACCATGCTTTTCCCAATCGGCATCTCCAGGATGTAAACCTTGCGTAGTAAGTATCTGCGCTTCATTAACTGATACTTCATTATTTGTTACCATTATGCATTGGCGTTGACCATTATCGGCGGCATTCATCAAATTTATAGCATTCAATGTAGTTCCACTACCAGCAAAGAAATCAACAATAATGGCATTTTTACGATATTTAAGAACTGGTTCAATGGAACGAAGAACGGTATACAAAGATTTTGGATAAGGAAATTTGTTTTTTACAATCATTTCCACAAGGGAACTTCCATATGCACCACCGGCATCTAATTCAGGGGCAACCCATACTGTTTTAGGTGGGGATAGCTCTTCCGCAAGAAAGAGGTCGAGCCCTCCATCTTTAGGTAACGCAACAATTCTATCCAAGTGACTACCAATTGAATCTAAACCAAAATTCCATCTTCTTTCAATACCATTTTGATCTATAGGCCAAATTTCAATTTCACCATTATCAACTTCAATATTTCGACTTTCTGGATGAAAATCATCACTTGGAACCTCTCCAATCCTTGTTACTTTACCATCTTTAATGTAAATCGGGTAAAACATTGATCTTCGGGCTTCTCGTGTAGAATTATGTCCCCAGCGACGCAACTTACGCGGCGTTGAATTTTCAACTGTTGTCCGAGCAACTGTTGATAATCCTTTAGGCGTCACAAAGACGGCATATTCATTAGTCTGTGCAAAATTTTTCGTGATATTGCCACGCGGATTATGGACAACAGTAACTATTGTTAACTCATAATCAGGGTATATTTCTTCAAGTAAACATATAAGATGCGCTAATTCATTATCATCAATTGCGATTATTAAAGTTCCATCACGGCGCAATAAATGTTTCCCCAAAATCAATCTTTTTCTCATCATTGATAACCATTTACTATGACGCCAACTGTCATTTTTATCCACATAATCATTATTGTACTTCCAATCTTGAGCACCAGTATTATACGGTGGATCAATATAAATACAGTCTACTTTACCGGAATATAGATACCCCAATAACTGCAGAGCATGGAAGTTATCAGCTTCAATTAAAATATGGTAAGGCTTGTTAGTGTTATCATTTGTTACTACCCCCATTGGTATTAAAGCTGGGTAGATTGGTTCACCCACGCGTCGAACGACAGTTAATGCCTCTATTGGTAATTTCTCCTGTTTGTCATCAATATCTTTAACAAGTTCCGCTTGCCCATCATATACTTTTTTAACACGATAAGTTTCCCCAAGATTCCCAGTTTTCTTAGCAACTGTTGCACCAACTTTTATAGGCACACGAAAAACTGGAACCACTTCGGGCTGGTGCGCTTCAAATACAAGCCCAAATTTCTTTTTTTCCTTAAGTGCCTTAACTTCTTCTGCAATCGCTTGGCGTAATTCTTGATCTTTTATCTCGGCGATCTTATCTTCTATATGGGCCACTTTATTACTCCTTCTAGTAACTTTGTAAAATTAATGGTAAGTGGACATAAGTTCTCCTTTATTTTTATCGTTAGTTAAACAGAAATGCTTTATAGCTTTTGTAACCTTTTTCCATTTTTTTAAAAAATTTAGTTGATATATGGAAAGGATTGTTAAAATTTGAAAAATTAAATAAACGAAAATAATAAAAAGCGGGGCTAAATAAAGCACCGCCTTTCATCACCTGTTAAACTATTAAATAAATTAGTCAAAATAACTATTTTAACTAACCGATGTAATCCTTATCGGTTTCATTAGTTACAATGACCGGTTTTTCAAATTCCCCAATCGTTTCAAGCTCACATAATTTAGAATAATAAAGTTCCGCTTCTTCCTGCATCATCGGCACACCAAGCGTAACACAATGAATATTATTATCGATTTTAAGAAATATACATTTAATGCCCGATTTCATCAGTTCTTTTAAACTTGGGGAATCCGGTTCTTCACCTGGTTGATGTACGATTATGGCCATTCCCTTTACCTCCTTATCAATTTACACTTGAAGCGTATAAAATAAGCTTAAACGCCATGTAAAACCCTTTTTTAACAGCAATATCAAAACCAATTCCGAAATACTGGCCGCGCAAATCTTGCAATTCCAATAAAAGATCATGCGTTTTAATCGTTCCGTTTTTGGTTTCTATTATTTCCGGCAAAGATTCCAAGACGGCAAAGATTTCATTGGTTCGTCTCATATTCGTGGCATATTTCCAGCTAATCTTTTCGAAATCGATAGTATCGATTTCATCTTCTAGAAGGTCTTCTACTGCTCGAATAAACGGGCCTTTCGGCATTTTCTTGTCCTCCTTATGAAATAGAATGAAGGTGTAATATAAGCTTTACACCTTCCGCAAATCCCTTTTGATATGCTATTTCTACCGCTACAGTTAATCGGTTTCCGTGTTCATCATCCAGTTTACGAAATTTTTTCTGTTCATCCTCAGATAATAGTAGTTTAAGAGAATCATATAGTCTTTCAATTTCAATTGCAGTTTTGCGATATTCAAATGATACCGCAGAAAAATCCAAACTGTCGATTCGTTCTTTTAAAAAAGCTTGTAAATCACTTATGAAAAGCTCTTCCATTTGGTCTCTCTCCTTTTCTTCAGTATTGAATGGTGTTGAAAGGTGTTACACCATGAAGTCGATTATACCAATATTGATTCTAAAATTCAATATGATATAATCTTATTATGGTGATTGGAAAAGATAAAAAACGTGTGATGATAACGATGTCAATGGACTTATATGATCAGCTTCTGAAAGAAGCCAATCATGACAATAGATCGTTGTCAAATTATGTTGTTGACATACTTATAAACAGAAAAAAAATCAAGAAATAAATGGAATTCCATGTCTGAAAAACCAGAAACCGCCTCTTTTGAGACGGTTTTTTGTTCCTTTCAGTGCTAAAGGCTTAATATTTACCAAAAAATTTTTGCTTTAAAAGAAGGAGAAGGACTAGCAGTATAAAAAAATTTAAATATTATGGTTAATTAACCACTGTTTTAATGCCGGAATTGCTATTGCAACGTTTTAATTAAGCACGGTTTAGGAGTAAGAGTTTTTGGATACAGAAACTATTCGAAAAGGCTTCAGGCCGAATAAAATTAAAATTCTATTAATTGGAGAATCGGCTCCAGTTGGTGGATCTTTTTTTTATATGGTGGACACCTTAACTCATTACACTCATCAAGCCTTTAATAATGTTTTTGAAGAAACCCAAAGGTTAAATGAAAGGGAGTTTTTGAATTTTTTTAAAGATAAGGGTTTCTATTTAGACGATCTTTGTTTAATCCCCACAAATAAATCTAATGAATCCTTTAGAAATCAAGTATATGAGGATAGCATTGATTCGTTGGCAACCCGGCTCTTGGAATATAGGCCGCAAGTTATTATTGTATTTCTCAAAAGGATAGTTGGCCCAATTAATGAAGCGATTCAGAAGGTTGATTTAGGGGAATATTTTTATTACAATATTCCTTTCGGGGGAATGGGGCACCAACTCAAGTTTATTAGTCAACTCGCTGAAATTCTAGATGAATTAACCAAACTAAAAATAATCTAGCAAGAGCAAAGCCTAGCTAAATTCGGCTCCCTGTCTATCGTTATATAATGCTATACAATATATTGTAAAAGAAGGATTAAACATGGAAGAAATCGAATATTAATTTTTAAAATAATAGGTACTATTGACTCCGCGAAGAGGTAAAACAAAGCGGGAGGAATCTATATGAAAGCTGAAGCAATGTCATTCACTTTTTTGGGAAATGAAGGAATGGTTAAAATACCATTTTTCCAGCGGGGATATGTTTGGGATAAAGAAAACTGGGGAGAGTTATTAAATGATCTTTTAAATGAAACAAAGAGCCATTTTCTAGGTTCATTAATATTAAAGCAACAAGAAAAACAAAGCGGCAAACCCAAAGAAGTTCTCGTAATTGATGGACAGCAAAGACTTACTACTCTTAGTATTTTAATAAAGGCGTTATACGATACTTTTTCAAATGAAACAAAAAAGAATTGCGAGAATGCAATTTATACATATTTATTTTATAAGAAAAATCAAACGGATAGTGAGTATTGTATTAAAATTCAGCATTCGCATATCGATACCAATTATTATCAAAAAGTTATTGAATCAAAAATTGATGAGCTTACTTTTCAATCAATAAATGACTCTAGTAACAAAATACTTCAATGTTATAAGTATTTTGTTGAAGAATTGGAAAATAAATCCGAACACGAAAAGAAAAGCCTTTTTAATAGAATTTTAGATACGGAAAATAAAATTTTAGTTATTATTGATTTATCCGAAAAAGAAGACGAGCAAGCGATCTTTGACACGATAAACAGTTCAGGAGTGAGATTAAGTGGCGCTGACATAGTTAAAAACGCTTTATTTCAAAAAGCTATTGAGCTTTTTGACAATCAGGATGAAGCTATAACTTTATATAAAAATAATTGGGAAAAGATATTTATTGTTGATGAAGAAACAATCAGATTTTGGGATACCCAACGATCGACAGGTAGATTAAAGCGGGATAATATTGAAATATTATTACATAGTATAGCAGTAATAGAAGGTTTTTTTGATCCAGATATTAATACATTATCAGAATTACCAAGTTTGTATAAGAAACGAATTTCAATATTAAACGATAAAGGGCAACTAATAAAGTTCATCGAAGAAATTAAAGATTATGCCGAACTTTACAGGGATAAAATACTCTCATTTGATAAAAGCACCTTGTTTTCATTTAGTGATGGCATTCAAAGAATTTTTCACATATTAGAGGTATTAGAAATATCAACTTTTCATCCATATATTCTTTTCTTGTTAAAAAAGTATAAAAACGATGAAAATATGCTATCTAATAACCTACTTAAATTAGAAAAGTTTATCGTTCGAAGAATGGTGTCAAATCAAGAAACAAAAAGCTATAACAAGATTTGCAAAGAATTTATTGTGGATGAAAATCTAATTAATGAAAAAATAAATGAAGTTGATGATAATCAAATTTCACTTGGGTTGCAATCTATTCCGAATAAAAATGCAGCGCTTTTACTATTCTGGGTAGAACTTTATAGACGACATAAAGATAATAAATTCGATGTTAAAGAATTACAATACAATTATTCATTAGAGCATATAATGCCGCAAAAATGGGAGGAATATTGGACGAATATCCCGGAAAAGAAAAATACTAATGGTTCAATAATGGCTGATGAGGAAGCAAAAAAAGATCGGTATAATAAAATATATTGGATTGGCAATATGACATTGTTAACAACCTCTTTAAACTCTTCTTTACGTAATTACGTTTATGAAAAAAAGATAAATGGTGATGGAAGAAAAAAAGGAATGAAAGCTTATGCCGCACTTTCTATAACCAGAGATGACATTATTTCTAAATTTGAAAACGGCGATTTGGTTTGGGATGAAGACAGAATAATTAAACGAACTAATGATCTTACAAGTGAGATTAAACAAATTTGGTAATCCTTTAATTTAGAACCTAATCCCAAACGTTAAATTTACTTCACTGGTTATGGCGTCCTTGTTCTTTTCGATTTCACCACTAATACCGTAATAAAAATTGCCAAGCGACTTTTGATACCTAAGCCCAACTATCGGGTAAATATTACCCCAATCACTCTTAACCCCTGCATATGCACGCCATTTCTTTTCTGCCGGTACTTGCACAACTGAAACCCCCGAAAATTGGGTGTCGACTTTCAGATCGTCCGGGCCGACATTAACGGTCGTCACTCCGCTTAATTGAGTATCGACTTTTCCCATATTTGAATCCGTTTCCAGCTTCCCGGACACCGGAACCTTATATTCCCCAAGAGCCAGCGCTGACTTTTCCGGGGTTTTAAGGGCCGTTTTTTGGGATAAGGTAAAATTATATGCGCCAATCTTTCCCGGCTGTTTTGGGGCCGAATCCGGGCTGATTTTCAGGGTTCCGGAAAGTTGTCCGATGTTTTTTATCACCTCCGGCTTGGTCTTTGAATGAGGGAAAAAAATAATCGCCAGGATTGCCCCGGCGATTAGTCCAATTATAAAAATATATAGTTTTTTCATTTTGGAGGTTCCCCCCGTGTCCCGGAAACATTTTCTTTCGAAACCGTCAACACATGAAACACAAACATAAACCCGCCGCCACCCGTTAAAGCCCCAATAATCGCGGCGGCATTTTCCCGATAAGCAAATAGATTACCGATCACAATCGCTGTGATTAAAAGCCCAAGCCAAATCAAGGCGATAACCAAAATTTTGGTACGGGTTCTGGTTTTCCACATCACCAACACCTCCCCGGCGTCCAGTCTTCCGGGCATGGGTTGGAAATATTGGTATAAGGCTTAAACATCATTGGAACCAAATCCATATGAACAAACGCCCCACCATAAGCTTTCCACCCGGTCCGCGCCATCGGGAACTTCAAATCCAAGCTGACTTTTCGGATCAGCGTCGCAAAATCTCCGGCCTTATAAGGATACGGAATCGCCAAATCCATCGCGGCTCCGTAAGTATGCGGTGCATGACTTGGGGCCGCCACTTTCCCGGAAGGGTTACCACCGTTGGCGCGGATATCCTGCTCATATAACCGCGCTTGTTTCTCGATGGTACGATAACCGGAATTGATCTTGATAGGCCGGTTCACGGTCGCGCGCAGTTTTTCAAACAGATCGATCAATGGTTCAAAGATGATCGGCTGGATGTCGGCGCGTAACACCCCGGCATCGTCGTGTTCCCCGAATTCGTAAAAAAAGATGTGCGGGGAAATGCATTTACAACCGTCCACAATGAAAAACGGAACCTCTTGGCGGGTTCCGTCGCGTTTGATTAAGTTATAAGTGTCAATCATCAATTGGTCCTCCCATTTTTATAGTTGCATCCGGAACTACTTGCGGCAAAGGGTCTTCATTGTTTAATCAAGTTCAACAACTTTGCTATTAATATCGATAACTTTTGAACTACCGGGCTGCATATCGCCCCAATAAAAAGTAAAATCGGCACTTTGCCGATTTCCCAAGCCTTATCCCAAAATGATTTCTTAACCCGCTCCTCCCCCTTCTCTTCCCCGGATTCCTTGGCGCGGTCCAGTTTAATTTCAAGAATATCCTTTTCGTGCCGCGCCACCGACCCATTGAGGCGATCCAGGCGGCTATTTATTCCTTTGGTCTCCGCCTTGAGTTCGCCCACATCCTCTTTCAATTCACCGAGAATCTTAAATATTTGCTGCTCCATGGCCCCGTTCAAACTCAAGCTTCCCCCCCCTTTATTGAAATTTTACGGCTCGAATTCTAATATTGAATAAATCGCCATTCGCTTAAGTTGATTTCCTTCACAGCCGCATTTGCATTTGTCAGGTAAAGATAAATAAGGTTATCCGCATTGGCATCGGAAACAAAAGCAAGCGATCCGACCTCGTATATGCATAACCCATCAACTAAAAATCGCAACCTGATTAAATTCGGACCCATTGGAATCGATTGAAGTTCCAAAAGTCTTACGCAATCGACGGTTATATCATAATTCAAATTGCCGGTATACTCCGATCCACCCACCTTATAACACCAGTTCATAACCGCATTAACTATTTTAAACCCCGCATATTGGTTTCCCGTCGATGGCCCAATGGTGATATAAATAGTTTGACTGCCAGCAGTATGAAACATCACCCTGGTTTTAAATCCCCGCTTCTTTAACCATGATGGTATATTCATGGGATAAGCCATGTTTTTCTGCAAGCTGGTGGCCTGACCCGCGCTGGCCCCGGTGGTCAGCTTGCACATTCCGGTATTGACGGTGATGGCTCCACCCAGAACCGTTGCGCATCCGTTTATGCTCTCAAACTTATAGTCCCATACGATGCCGGGATGATAATACAGAAAGCCGAATTTGCTGAACCCTTCCAATTGTTGCGCCATGAACGCCCTGGAAGCGCATTTTATCTTGGTCCAGCCGAAGCTTGCCACCTCCTGGTTGCTGGCCGAATCCGCCATGATTGCCGGAAACCCTGGAGCATCAAGGTTGGTCGTGGTAATATTTAAAACCGCCATATTTTCCACATCGTAATTTTTGATAAAATTTAATCTGGCCGAGTTCCCCTTCTTAAATAACCGGAACTCGCAGATATCGCCAACCTCCACAAAAACATTGGCGCTGGCCGCTTCCAAACCGCCAAATATCGAGTTTAACCACAATGTCCCGGTTTGGAGGTAAGCGCGTATCCCTAAAGTTTCATTAATAAAAAAACACATTCCAAACAAAGAGTTTTGGGTTCTGCATTTTACGGTCAGCGCCATCTCCCAATCGCCGTAAATCGATTGATCCGCCATTAAGGAGTTATTGTCGGCCACCTGGCTCAAGTTCCTCCAGGTTGGCTTATCTTTTTCCATTCCCACAAACCAGTTCCCGGATTGAATGTCGAAATCTCGGGTCCAGACATTGTCAAGCTTCCGTTGAAACGGATTCGGCCTATCCGCTAAAGGATCTTTCCTGACCATCCTCAAGCAATCCACGGTAAAAGCCGCGCTGGCCGAAGGCGCTCCATTGAAAATGATGTCCATCCCTTTGATTAATTGCCATCTCCCGGTTCCAACCACGGTAAAATCCGCCTTTCGAAAGGCGAAAAAATTCCACCCGTTGGTGAAGCCCGCTTTGGGCATATCGATATACAAATAATTCGCCATCGTCGGCTTGGTGTCGTTAAAAACCCTGAACCGCAATCCGCCGACCGCCATTTTGGTGATTTCCGCCGCCGCCATGTAAATATTGATGCAAATATAGTCGTTCGTATCACTTGGCTCGTAATTCTCATATTTGTCCCAGTAATCTCTGGCATAGGGATTTTGAGGAGTGGTCATCGCGGTGCATGAACAGCCTCCCCCATCCACCCCGGATGCAACGGACATCCCCTGATACCCGGTTAAAAAGTTCACCGTGTCGTTGCCTTTCGTGCCTGTCGCGCCAATCCACGAATTGCTTGCCCATTGGTTATTGGCCTCAAAATCCTCGATGATAAAAACGTTATAGCGGTATTCATAAAGCAATGATTCAAAAATGTCGGTATAGGCCGAAAGATTATTGTTAATTTGGGCTCTTACTTGCGCCCCCGTGCCATTATTGATATTCCCCATGAAACTATCCTTTCTGTGGTTAAAATGATTTGGCGGTCCAGTTTACCACCCGCTCGACACCATTCCCGTTAATATCAAATACTTGAAGCCAAAAACCGGCAAGGGTCACCAGGGTTCGCGGGATGATGAGTTGATCGCCGACATAGGTGTCAAGCATCACGGCCTGGATTGAAGGTATATCATGAAAGACAATATTAAACGGAACCTGGATGCCGCTGGCAGGCACTCTGATTTGCCCTTTATCCGTTTTATCCGGCATATTGATAGTCAGATGAAATTCGCTCATCACCGGGGAAACATCGGGATGGGCGCTGGTTAAAACCGCCCGGAAATCAAACTTTCTTCCCTGGCAATAGCCATCGACGAACGGAAGCCAGTCGCCCCAATCCGAGCCATCGTGAATCCTGAACTCGATTCCCACGCTGGCGTAAAAAGTCGGATCTCCAACAAACCCAGCCGCCGCTTCCACCATATAAGATACATTAGCCGATAATTTACAGTTTTCCACCTTCCCCATGTCCGGGATATGTTCCGGCGGAATATTGTAATATCCGGGGGAAACAATATTCCCCAAAAAATCAAGGTCGGCAATGGTGTCAAAATCGGAAACGTCATCAATCAATATATCCCCCTGCAGCCGGAGGCACCGTTCGGAAAGCACGCAGTCAGAAAGAGTCCCCTTCCAACTGGAAGCGGACTCGTAGTATTCCTTCTGAACATCCATGACGATTGTGTTCCCGCTGGTGACCACCAGAATGTCCACCGGCTCCGGCGAATACATCGCTTTGTAATAGGCCGCGATCCAGTACCTTCCCGGCCCGGTGCCGGTCATTTGCAGCCCGACAGCTTTGTTGATAACCGCCGCAGTATTCCAGTCACTGCCTTTTCTTACTTCATAATAAACCGGCCTTAAATCATTCAACGGGTCCCAAGTCAGGATTAAAAGCTCGCCATTGTAATACGCGTTAAACCCGGTCACATTCGGCAGAGGCGGCTCGCCATGGGTTGTATAGTCCGTGGCGGTGCTGACATAATCATTGCCAAACCCATCCAGAGTGGTAACCTTGATCACGTAAGTCTTCATCACATTAATCGGAATTGAAATGGAGTTTTCGCTAACCTTCGCTTCGCCAACCTTTTTCCCGTCAAACTCAACGCGCGCCCCATAGTATTGGCTTCTGGGCGGAGTCCATAAAAGGTCGACATATTGCTGGCCCAAATCATCCCGGTGTTCGGAAACCATTAAATTAATCACCCCGGTCACCGCCGCATATTGCAAATTAGGAATATCGGCGGCGTCCTCATAGATGGCTTCAATATATTCAATCCCGGTTAGTTTCCTTCGCAGGTCGCCATCCCTCGTAATGGAGATGATCCGAAACGGTTTCGCGTAAATGCTGGTTTGCCCGATGGCGTACAGCCAATCTTTTTGGGGAATTTTATCCGCCGGAAACGGAGTTGATACCTTTAAAACCGGACCCGTGAGATTTAGATTACCATCAAATTCAAGTTTAAACAAAGTGTTGCCGTCACTCGGTAAGGGATTGCTAAGATCCATCGCCTCCGTCCTGCATATATTGGATACCCGAATATCATCATGATAACCGTTGAAATATGCGGTTGCGATACTGGTATCCCGGAAACATCCCAAAGAGCAATCCGTAAACCGCGCTGGCAATTTCATGCCGCCAAATTGAGCCGTCAACGAAACCTGCCCCAGTAAAGCCTTGGTGGCCATGCTCCATAGCTCTAATTTCGCAATGGACGCGCTCCACGACATTCGGTAGCGATACCATCCGTCGGAACTCCACAGCGAAGGACTCAAATAGGCGGTATTGGTATTGCCGTCGCTTCCCTTGATGGTAAGGTATAAATAATTTGAATTCTGATCGACCAACAAGCCTAAAACCGTGTCGGTTTCATCGTTTATTGAAAATATCTTCCGGGTCATATTACCGCCCGAAGTATAGCGAGATTGGGGCGAACTATAAAATAATCCTTCCACGGTTCCCTGATTGATATCCATCCCCTCGGCGGGTATCGCGATAAACTCTGGATCTCTGGCATCCTTGGTCCAAGTGGTGGGGTTCCGTTTCAATTCAATCATGGGACGCCATAAAAAAACATCAACACCATCGGAAGTGGTGTTGGTTGAAATTTTCAGATCGATGGCTCCGGTCCCGTTGCCATTGACCCGGACGATATACCAGCCCACCGAGCCGGGATTGATATAGGCCGTGCCATATAAAGACCCGATGATTACCGCGCTTGTTCCAATATTCTTAACCCAAACGGACGCGGTATACCGTTGATTCAAAACACTTGGGTTCACAATATTGGGCAGGGAATATTTCAATCCCGTCGGGGTATTGCCATTTACAGTGATTTGGATTCGGGTGGCATCCAGCGCCCCCCATTCCGGCACAACTTGGTTTTGGGTGGCCACCACACTAGCGTTGGGTTCCACCAACCATCCGGTTTCAAACTTCTGCCCGGACAAGGGAATGATATTGGCCGTCCCTTCCTCAATCATGATCCCCTGGCCAAAAGGCGAACCTGGATACCAGGGGACCCCCGACGCTATCAGGTTCCCGACATCATCATACCGGGGAGTATTCCTTGAAAAACTTGTTTCAATGGCCAGATCCTTCACAATCAGTTCATCGGTGTTCGAATTCCGAAGCGCAATTTGATAGTTGACGCCACCGGCCAAATCCGGAACCCGATCAACCGTTACTGAATTTGTGGTGCCGGATACCACTCTGCCGCCGATGCCCCAGTTGGGCAATTGATGCTGAACCAAAACCACATCCCCGATGCAACAAGCGATGGCATCAACATCGGCGCACCACGAAGCGGTCCTTCTCACGTTTTCGGTGATATTCATCGTGAACCGGCCTTCGCGATAAGCCTGTTCGTAATTGTCGCACCCGTATAAAGTAAGTTGGGTCGGGTTCGGGTTTTCGATGTCGTAATTGGTGCCGGGAACTAAAATCGTGCTTCTTTCATAGTTTCGATCCTTGTCAAAGTAAGTCACCTCGACGCAATTCGCCCGGTCCCTGGTATCCGCGAATTGCTCTGAGAAAGAATCCGCCTTGATGTTGGAAATGGTAAAAAGCTGGACTGGGTTGGAAGCAGAGTCCCAAACACAACTGTATTTGGTCCCTTTGATGATCACCTTGCCCCGGCCCAGCCTCTCAATCGACTTTAAGGTGTCCCATAAGCTATTCACCGTATCAAGCAATAGATTCACGGCGCATCGCTTGGAGTCACAAAAATCGGCCCAGTTTTGAAACGCCTGGAAATCGATCCGGGGGGCCGCGACGCCCTTGAAAACATAGGTCCAGGCCCCGGTATGAATATCCTTCAATAACCTGCAATAATGGATTAAATCATAGCAGGCCCAGGCCGGGTTGTCGGCCCTTTTTTGGACATAGGAGTTGGTGTTGGGGTTCCACACATAAACATATGTCCGGGTCTGGAGCCAGGTAACCGTCGGCTGGCTGCCGGATAATTGGTCGGTGGCCAGCGCCTTAACGCCGAGTAATACTTTATTTGGCCTCGCAAAATCATCATACATGATATGGGACAGGCAGGACCAAAACAGATCATGGGCGTCGCCGGTCCCGGAATATTGGAGATAGGTGCAAAGGCACCGGACATCATATTGCCCCATCGGCAGATGATCCAGCCGGTAAACCCGCCGAAAAGCCTTTTTGTATTCCCCGGCGACGGTATATTCCGCCCAATCCAGCCAATCGGCGGTGGAATGCAGTTTATATTGGATCTTGATTCGGGCGGTATTGCCGCCGCTATTGCCGTCGGAATCCATATGGAACAAACCGGCGGGGAAGTCGAAGGCGGCCTCAAGGCCCGAACCGCCATCCCCGACGGTGGTTTCGGTGGGCCAATTGCTGTATATACTTAAATCATCCAGGTAAAAAGTCGCATTATGAATGTTTTGGAAGATTTCAATCCCGGCCCGGATCTCGGTGACGGAAAAATCCATGGTCACCGTGGCCGATAGTTTCTGCCATTGATCATAGGCGGTGGGCAGGGTGCTTCCGGTAACATGGACCAATCCGCCATAGGTTTGGCTTAAAAACAAGTTGACTTTGGACAGTTCGATCCCGGAATCGCCGGGGATATAGACCCATCCCTCGAAGGTATATTGAAGTCCGGCCATCAGATTATTCAGGCTGCCGCCAGCGCCTAATAAAAACTGCCGGTAGGTAGTATCACGGGCGCTAGTGGTAATCGCTATACTTTTGGAACCGTTGTGCTTGATGCCCCCGGTGATGCCGACCGAACAATCAATGGTTTCATTCGCCCCGTTCATGGAAGGAACGTCATTCTCGCAGTCCCAGCTCATATTCCCGTTCCAATCCAGCTTATAGCTTATGAATTGGTCGGAATAGACATCCCCGAAGTTCGGCACCGGCAATTGATCATTGGTGCCACCCCGCAGATACACGGTGGTTCCCTCATAGTTTTCCACAGGGTTGTCATTGATTTTAATATCGGTGATACCGGCGCAAAACGAATCCTCACCGGTTCCGGAAACATCGATGCCGCCCTCGCCGCCGCAGAGCAGGATGTTGAGATATTGTTTCTCGCCGTCCGTGGTGATATGTTGCGCGATTAACTGTCCCGCCGTCCGCACGGTCCCGAAAGTGAGTTGAATCGCGTTTCCGGCCCCCTGGAGAGGCCGCAACGGACCCCAGCCATAGGTGGGGCTGTCCTGGTTCAAGTCGGAATCCGGCGGCGGAAATAATTGCTGCAGGAGTTGGCCCCCCACATAAGCGGTGGCCAGCGCCGCCGCCCAGGCCCAAAATCCCCATCCGGCCATCCCGGCCGCAGCAGCCGCCCCGCCCATGGCTCCATATTGGACCAGATTTCCGATCCCCATGGTAAACATCGACAGGACAACCGACGCCACCATCGCCCACATTTGTTTGCTCTCCTTGTCACCGCCACCGTGAAGCACGGGAACCAGCGACATGGTATCATTGGGAGCCGGGATCAGGCAGTAACATTCCTGGACCTCAATATGCCGGTTGTTATGGACGACATCGAACTCCTCCGGGGCGATCTCGGTAATTTCCTTGATATACTTGGAGATCGGCGCATCCGGCATATATTCGATGGCCGTTATTTGGCGGTCGGTTTTAAAAGGGTTTTTATGATAGGAAACCGTTATTTTTTTATCCATTTATCTCACCGCAATATCGCAAGAATCCTTCGATCACTTTTCTCCAGTAGGGATGATCCAGGGATTCAATGCAAGCTCCGATATTCTCCCTGGTATGAATGAACCGGCCCGCTCCAATATAGGTCCCGACATGATTGCAAAACACCGCTTGGTTAAACCGGAACACGATTAACACCGGGGGAACCTCCGGGAACTTGATTTCTTCCCAGTAGATCTTTTGGCTCCGGTAGGTCTGGTCGATCAATTGTGAATCATGGCAGTGAATCCGGTAATCCGGGAGCCAGATTCCGAATCTCCCGAAAACCTCAAGGGTCAGCCCCCAGCAATCGTATTTGTCCGGCCCTCTGCCGTTATTTTCAAATTCTTTGCCGATTAAATCGGCCACGCTAAACATAGATGCCTCCTGGGAGCGCCGGTTCCCCGCCGAACCGCGCGGCGTTATTTAGCTCCCGGCACCGGACCAGAGTTTTGGAACACGCTGTTTCCGGGCCGTTATAGCCACATTCCGCATCTTTAAACGCATAAGGACAAAAGTCTTTCAGATACCGGCGCAGCGGGAGCCGCCGCATCAATGTGAAGTCGCCGCCCAGGGTGAAGGTCGCCCAATAGGCGTCCGTGGTCACCATCTGGACGGCGAAGGTTTCCTCGATTTCCGCCGTCCCCAGGTCCAGGTGTCCGGAATGAACCACCCGCAAAATAACGGTGCTATCAGTCCCCCCGTTGGTCTGCTCCAGGTATTGTTGCAAAATCCCTGAGATATTCGACACCTTCAGGGTCAGCCGGGGAATTTCCTTGCCATCCTCCGATATCTCCCCCAATTGAAAGGGGAAGGCGACCCATGTGTGCCCTCCCCAATCAATGTTCTCGTTGTTATGAACTATCCTGACGGTTATGGCGGGGCTGACAATGATTTCGAGCAGGATCAGCCACACCCCGGTGGAGGAAACCTTGTTCTTTTCCAAAATCGCCGCTGGTGAAAGTGTGAGCATTTACGCCTCCTCCAAAGTTATTTCCACCTCCCACAGCGCCACCACTGAATTGGAAAACTTGGGCGGGGAGGCAAAACGGACGTTAAAGGTCTGGTTATAAAATTCAGAGCTTGGATTGTCGCAGGTCCAGGTGAAAATTTCGCTGCAGCCTTTGACCGTGTCCCGATAAAATGTCATCAAGGCGGATTTATCGGATTTCGACAGCGATTTCCAGCGCAACGAAAAAGAAAGACGCGATTTCGTGAACCGCGCCCTGCTAATCATGGAGCCATCTTCCTGCTGGCTTTGAATTCCGGGGTCTTCCGGAGTTTCATCATAGGGATAAACCGGCTTGGCGATGGCCGGAAATGGAGGATAAGCCAATGAAAATCACCTCGCTTTCACCGCGTCGCGCAATCCGCCGGTGTTATCCGCGAATGCCTCCAGCCAAACATTGACTATCCAGCGTTTTCCGTCAAATTTGGGCTGATCGGATTTGGCATTCAGCGGTTGGCCGGTTTGGTTAATCACATTCACCTGAACGGTGGCGCCGCCAAGCTTGTTGTTGGGGATGATGGTCCCGCTGGTGCTGGGAATCATTAATTCCGGCCCGTTCTCTCCCACGATCATCGGCCCCGGTTCATAATTCCCCCCCGCCGCGAAGCCGGGGATGTGAAAACCAAAAGAACTCATGATTTTATTGGTCAGCATCTGAGCCGCCACATTGGCAATCTCCCGCAAGACAGCTTGCAGGAATTCCGTTACATAATCGCTCAATGATTTCAATTTCCCGGTTACCGCGTCAAAAAAGAAATCCGACAGAGCTTGTTGCATGGCTTGCGCGGTGGCGGTGGCAATTTCTACCATATGCTTTGACCAATTCCCCATCTCGGCAATCATTTGATTGAAGTCGGCCCAATAACCCACATTGCGGATCTCCTGGGCCAATTTTTTCAACTCTTCTGCGGTGGTCGGAATCACCCCGGACTGGGAAGCGGCCTTCTCCAAATCCCTGGCCAACCGCTCCCAATCTGGAATCGTTTGGCCGAGCATGTCCCGCAGCTTTCTGTGGCCCTCGACCCATGAATCTACCGCATTTTTCTGGTTCTTTTCACATTCCGCGAACCGGGTGGCGGCTTCAGTGGCGCTCTTATATTGCTCGACCAAATTCCCCAAGGCGGTGTTTTGCGGATCGATGCCGTTTTCAACAAGGGTGATAATCGCGGTCTTTAAGATATCCGCCTTTTTCGCGTCGGCTTGCATTTCATTGCCGAAGATATCCATCCCGGCCTGCGCGCCGGTCAGGTCTTTGCGGAGTTTATCGATAAATTTGGTCATATCAAACTGGTTTTCGTCAATCGGTTTGATGCTGCTGGTAATTAAAGTACCGGGCTTGCCATTGGTGGTTGTGGTTTTGGGCTTAATCCCCAGCAATTCATTGCGCCGGTTCATCAGCTTTTGAATATTGGCGTTGGAGTTCCGGATCGCTTCCTCCCATTTTCCAAGTTCCTGCAAGTATTTATTTCTTGCATCGGCGATAGGATCTTTCGAATACAACATATAAGCGGCATTTTGCTTGCTATAATCATCAATCCCTTGGTCAAGAAAGGACTGGGCTATGGCCTGGGCGTGTTTCAATTCGCCCTGCCAGCGTTTGATTTGAGAATCAATCGCATCGAGCTTGCTTTTATTGGCCTCTTCCGCCCGTTTCTTCGCCAGTTCATCCTCTTTGTCTATTAACTGCTGTAATAACGAAAGGTCGATTTTACGGGCGTTGCCCAACTTGTCGTATTCCGTCACCACCTGGGGAAACGCCTTGGCGATTTGGTTGAGCTTGTTTTGATAATCCTGCTCCGCTTTGGAGTTCTGGTCAATCATTTTCCCGGATTGCTGATGGGCGTTGTAAAGTGCGATAAAGGACCGGCCAAGCTCGATGGAGGAACTGGCGGTTTTGTCCTGCTGGGCTTTGATAAGCTGGTAGATTCCATATAAGGCCGCGCCCCCGGCGATGATCCAGCCAATCGGCCCGGTGATGAATCCCAGCGCCTCCCCTAGCGTCGCCGCTCCCCCTGCCCAAGCCGAGAAAGCGAAGGTAATATTCGGAATAACCTGCAACAGGGATGTTAACGGCAGCATCCTAAGCACCCCGATTAACGCCGAAACGCCTTTGGTTAAATTCCCAATCACCCATGTCAACGGCCCGATGGCGGCCACGAACAGAGCCACGTTGACAATGACCGATTTGATGCCGGGATCGAGGTTTTTGAACAAATCGGTGAATTGTTGTAACACCTGGATTGCCCCGGATAACTTGGTTTTTAGGTCAAAAGTCTGCGCAATCTGATCGCCGATATCAGTCAGGGTGAATTTAAAGGTATCCATGAAGTTCGACCACATGCCGCCCAGGGTGTCCATCTGCTTTTGCATGCCACCAATGAATTTCGGGTCTGTAGCTAACCCTCCGAGAATGGCGGACAGCGCCGTCTGGCTGTCGATGGCTTTTTTCTCAGCTAAAGCCATAGCCTCCGGAACTGTTTTTCCAATTTTATCAGCCAGTAATTGCCAAGCTGGTATCCCGGCATTAGCTAGTTCCCGCATTTCTTCGGCCGAAGCAGCTCCCTTGGCTTTCATTTGACCCAAAGAGAATATAATTCGGTTTAAACCCTCGGCCCCAATTCCGAGCGCGGATGTCGTATCGCCAAGAATGTTTAAAATTGGAATTACTTGTTCTGCTGAAAAACCCAAAGCCATCATCCGGCGCGAAGCAGTGGTTAAATCAGTGAATTCGAAAGGAGTCTCTTTGGCAAACTCTTTTAATTGGCTCAATAATTGGAGCGCTTTTTCGGTTGAGCCCAGCAGCGTGGTAAAGGCTACTTCAGTTTGTTCCATGTCGGCGGCCATTTTAATCGCGGCCCCGCCGCCGGTGGCCAGGGCAATGGCGATTCCCGTTAAACGACCGCTTAGATTCGTAAAACGATCACCGACCCGGTTCACTTTGGACTCGGCATCTTCAAAGCTTTTGGTAATATTGCCGACCACTCCGGAGGCCATATCTTTCGCGCTGATAATGATCTGCACTTCCTTGCTCATTCGCGCATGGTCTCCTTTCTCATTTGCTCCAAAGTACATCTCTCAAGAACTTGAATTTTCTGGTGCAACGCCGGAATGATTGTGATGCCGTAGATTTCCGCCAATTGAAAAACCGCCGGGTAATCAAGGCCGATCACCGCAAAAGCGCTGACCCGCCACTGAGTCCCTGCGGCATTCCACAATTCCCAGGCGTCCATATTTTCCGCAAGCAAATCCGGGCATTGAAACTCGCACGCGCCACATTCTTCCCTGGTTCCGGCCTGCTCCTGAACAGCAAAACACTCCCGGCAATAGCGCGATTTTGGATAACCGCCGTCCGGGAGTGTCTCGTAATGCCAGGACCAGACCGCTAGGAGTTTTTTACTTCGACCGTGCCGACCCGGAAAGTCTTGTTATAGGTCTCCCCGGCCAATTTCTGGCATAAAATCCAATCCGCCCCGTCAAAATCGTAATCGGAATAGACATGATCCAAAATCCAATTGGTCATATCGTCATTCACCGTGTAATATTCCACGATTGCTTCAGGGTCCGTTTCCCCGCCTTTTTTGGTCATGGCCATGATGCTTTTGTTTTTTAACGGGTTCAGCCCCGCCGCATTAAAATCAAGCACTTGTTTCCGGTTCATCACTTTGGCCTCCGGCAGGTTCGACCCGTCAAAACCAACAGTCGTCCGTTCTGTCATCTCTTTTTCCTCCGCCTATGCGTTACGCTCATGCGTAACTATTTTTGGTATTGGTCAAAACCGCGATGATCGCGGCCTGTTCCACGGAATTGTCATAATAGGCCCGAAACGGCAGGTTGATTAACACGCCCTTCGGCCCTTCGATACCCGGCGAGTTGCGCTCGTAAATCAATTCCGGCATGGTGATTTTCAGGATGTCGGCCCCATTGGTGAATGTCATTTCCAGGCTGGACTCCGTTCCGGAAATGGCTTTGTTGAGCAGGACTGAATCCTGGAACATCGCTGTAATGGAGCCGCTGACCTGCAACAACCCTTCCGGAATGTCGCCGCGCATCCCGTTGCTGCCGATGCAATACAGGCTGTTATCCAGATTGCATTGAATATCCAGGACCATCTGCGTTAGAATGGCGATAGCCGCCCCGCCCTCCTTGACCGTTCCTTGAAAATCATTAAACCGTTTCAAATCATTATCAACGGGCGTGGCATCAAAGGACACGCTCCCAATCGCCTCTTTGGCCCCGATGATGTCAATGGAGGCGGTCAATTCATTGCCGCCCCCCAGAGTCAAAGAAAACTTATTGACCTTGCAGCCGTTGAAGAGTTCAAAAACACTGATATCCGTGAAGCCCTGCTCCATGACCAGACTGGGTTGCGTGTCGCCGGGTTTGAACGTATGCACATACGGCCCGGTCCCGGTGGTGACCGGTGGTCCGAAAATGGCTTTCAGCCAATAACCGATGGCGGTTACATCCATGGGAACCACCACCGTTCCGGAAACATCAACATTTCCAAGGGAAGGAGCGATTGGGTTCCGGTTATTGCGAATCGTATTGCTTTCAATCATATTTTGCTTCGAGACAATCTTGGAAGAATTCATGGGAAGCCGAATCCCGTTCGGCGTTCCCGGAGTCACTCCAAAAGATGATTCGAAATCTATTACAAGCTGGCCTTTGCGGCCCCGCGCTTGGCTCATGGGCTCTCACTCTCCCCCGTGGTTTAATAGATGATGGTTCCACCGATTGCCGGATGGACTTCCGTAACCAGGGTCATTTCCCCCACGAATTGGGGGAAGTAGTCAATCGGGTTCAGTTCATAGGTCAAGTGGGTCACCGGATTGCCGGGGCTGATTTCACCAAGGGCTGAATATATCAATTGGCCCAAATAGTCGCACTGCCATATCCCGGCATACTCGATCACATTCCCGGCGGCGCTTTTGTTTTCATTGACAACGGCCCAGCCGATGGAAAGGGTATACACAAAGGGATCAAGCCCGCCTTCGCCTTTAATCCCCGGCCTGATGATAATTAAAGGGCAGTCTTTCAATGCTGGCGGGTTTTCCAAATCCAGCCCGATGAAAATAACCGGGGTTTTCCCAAAGCTCGTTTGGCAAAAGTCATTGATGGCCGCATTGTTTTTCAAGGCATCGCGCCATTTGGCGACAATCGCGTAAATCGGCAAGGTTTGAATCATTTGGACTCCGCCTTTTTCATGTACTCCCAGAGTTTTTGTTCAAGGTAGCCTGGAACCTTCGGCGCGTTTTCCCGGTATTCCGGATCGATGGTGGGCCGTTTCGGAATGGCGATGGTGGTTTTCCCAAGGCCCAACGGGATACCGGCGGCCCAAAACTGCCGCCGCATCTGCGGGGTAATTGGGATGACGCCGCCCTCTTCGTGCAATGTCCCCAGCTTTTCCGCGCTGGGGGAGATCCAGCCGACAATCGCCCGGTTGGAATCGCTGTAAAATTGATACCGAACCGCTTGCCCAAGCCTTCCCAGCGGCTTTTTCCCTGGGTTGCGGCGGACATTGATAAACCGGTCCCTTTTCTGATTGAAGCGGTTCAGTTTCGGGAGGCCGGAAAATTGCTGGTAGGGTTCCCCGCCGGGAGCGCCTGATTTGATTCCTTGTTTGATATTCTGTTGCATCCACCAGCCGGAGGATTTGACGGCTTTTTGAACCTCGCCGGGAAATTCCCGTGCCACCATCTTCAAAAATGGAGTGGCGGTATCAATGATTTTGATATTGTCGCCCATCTACTTCACTCCAAAGGCGCTGGCCGTATCGCTGCGGATACAAGCCAAAGCATGGATGCCACCACCGGATGAAATCACTTTTTCCATCCGCCAGACAATACCGAAAGCATCCATGATTTGAATCCCCGCTTTCGGGCTGGGAATATCCGTTTCAGCAACCCAAAGAGTCGCCCGGCCGGTCTGGCCGGTAGAGGTAAGATAATTACCTTTGACCGGGGTTTCGCCCCATTCGACAATGATGGTGATGGGCTGGCCGTTGTAACTGCCTGTTTCGGACATTTCTTCACTGTTTAAAAAAACAGCGGCCACATCCGCTGTCATTAAATCTTTCAAAGTCATGGCAACCACCTATTTGTAAGTTTGAGGAGGTGTGATCAAGCCTCCCCGTTTAACTATAATGATTTATTTACATTCACAGCACCGTCGCCACCAGCCAGGAATCGACTTCTTGGGGTGCGGTTAACGGGCGGCTATGCAGGGCCAAGAACCGGGAAGCCGGATCTTCTTCAATCCAGGTCTGGGCCGCCCGTTCCCCGATAATGGAACGGAAGCCGTTTGGGGCGCTGGCATCGGTAATCGTGATTTCCCCATAATAGATGACGGCTTTGGCGCGGGTGGAAGCGAGCATTACCGTTCCGGCGGGCACAATGGGCTGTTCAATGGGGTTGGCCGGATCGGTCCAGTCATCGATAAACCACTCGTTATAGATATAAATATCGATGTTGTATTTGATGATTTTGCCACCATAAATGACATTCTCGGACAATTGCAACGGGTTCAGTTGGATAACATTAAGATTCTGGCTGATCTGTTCCGTATACTTCAGGGCGATGATCCGTTTCATAAAGGCGTTATATACCTTTTGCTCCATCAAACAAATATCCGGCGTGTGATATCCGTTTTGCTGGCAGATTAGCACCCATTCATCAATATCTTCCAGCGGATCGCCATTTGAATCCCATTTATCGGTTCCGGTAAGCGTTTTTTTGTTGGTAAACCCAAAGTCGATGGTATAGTTCACCCCCTCGCCGATGACCGGGATAATCCCGGTCAGCATGGCGCGGGAGGCCATCCATTCCTCGCGGCGGAGATTCATGTCGTTGAATTCCTGGAGTTTCTCGGAAAGCAAATAGACGGCCCGTTCCTCTTTGGTCAACCCGCCATAGACGTTCTCCCCCGGAATCCGGACGGAAATATCCTCGACGGTGGTGACATCTTTCGGTTTTAACAACGGCGTTTCAAAGGTATTGGTCTTGTAACCGATTTTCTCAATGGGCTTGGCCTGGGATTTCGGGTTCACAAACGGCGCAATCCGGCGTTTGCCTTTGAAAAAATCTACGTCAACCTTTGAACCCGTCACCGGCAACCGGCGTTTAAAAAACATGTCACGAAAAAACCCGCCAGTCGTTGGTAGCACTCTGACAACAGAGTCCAAGACTCGCGGGTCGTATAAACTTATAGGCATGATTCGTAACCCTCCTTATTGTTTTTTCGCTTCCACCAGATAAATCATCTTGTCCGCCAGAATGTCCCGATTATCGGCGGCGGTGGACGCGCCGCCGAAACGAACGGCGTTCGAATTGAACTGGCCGGACTTGTAACCGATGGTGACGGCTGTTTCTCCGGCCCCGGTGGTCACATCCTCGGAAGCGATGGCATAATGGCTAAAATGGTCGGCAGCCGCAGTCGGACGGATATAATAAGGAGCGGTTGTAAGGGTTTGGGTCCCAACCGCTCCCGATACTACAATCGTATTGGTTACTTTCCGCTCCAGAAGGTCGCCGCGCTTGATGGTTTGTGACTCTCCGATGGTAATCGGCTCGGTGGCAATGTCAATATCACCGGCAATCAGATTGTCATAGGCCAAAATCTCCATTACTGTTTGCCTCCTTTATGAAACACGTTTTGGGCGATGTGGGTCACCGCCGCCAATACTCCCTTCACTTCGTCCGCGTCCCTGGCGGGCGGGGTTGCTCCGGGAACTTGATTGGCGCTTGCCGCATCCATCTCCGCTTGCGCCACGTAAGCGGAGTTAATCAGCTTGCCTGCTTTCAGCGCCGCCAACAGAACGCTTTCGGCGGTGGCCCCATCCTTGTATTTTTCCTGGTTCAGAAAATCAGCGTCAACCTTCCCGCTCAACACATCAAAGGATTGCAGACGCTCCCGCTCTTGCTTTACTCCGTCCGCTTTCCCGGCGGCAATTCCCGTGGTAAAAACTTCGTTGTGAACCTCCGGCAATTGGGTTTTGAGGTCGGCGGAACTTTTAATATCCATGCCTGTAACTGCCTCCTGTTTTGGATTATTTAATACGGGTCTGGTTTTAAACTGGGACAAATCATGCATCACCGAATTGACAATTAAAAAACCGTTATTCATGGACATCTTGTTTGAAACTTCGCCCGAATCGAACAGCAATTCATCCGCAAAACCTTTTTCCACCGCAACTTCGCCGGTCATCCAGGTTTCCTCGTCCATCATTTTCGCAAGCGTCGCCTTATCAATCCCGGTTTTCGCGGCGTAAGCGTTAATCATGCCCTCTTTAATCGAGTCCAGCGCCTTCACCATCCGTAACATGGTGCTGGAGTCCATCATTTGGCCCGGTTGGACTTTCGGGTTATGAATCATCATCTGGGCGTATGCCGGAATAAGGACTTTGCCGGATGTTGTAATAATTGTGGCCGCGCTGGCCGCCAAGCCTTCAATCCGATTCGTAATCCCGGCGGGATGGCTTTTAAGCATCGTTAAAATAGCGCTGGCCGCGAATGGATCACCTCCCCCGGAGTTGATTCTTATGATAATCTGATTCACATTGCCCAAATCCGCCAAATCTTGCGCGAACTGTTGCGGGGTTACTTCATCCTCGAACCAGCTCCTGGTTTGGGCTATGGGTCCATAAATCATTAATTCCGCAGTTCCATCCAGGGTTTTTACAAAATTCCAAAACTTATGGCTCTGGGGTTGCCGGAAATTCGCCGGTTGGTTGCCCACCAAGTCCCGCCTCCCTCATCAGGCTTTGTTCCCGTTTCGCCTGTTGAATATTTTTATCAAAATTGCCCCCGTTGATCTCCATCGTTTCCTGCTCCCTGGTGCTGAAACCATTATCAACCCTGATTTTGGCTCCGGTGGCTTCTTTCACCGGATCGAGTTGGCCGGGAGCAGGACCATTCCATTCCGCCTGGCTCCATGCCTTGCGAATCGACAAGTCGTCGAAAAATCGCGGCGCTTTGATTCGTCCCATGGCGACCGCTTGGGCCAACCACTCCTCGTAAATTGGCTGACAGAAGTCACTCGCCATCCAGACCCGGCGCATTTTAAACATCTTCCAGGCTTCAAGCAGTGCCGCCCTGGCCGCCGAGTAGGAAGCGTTGAACGACTTTTGCAGCAATTCCTGGGGTATTTCAAGCGCCGCGCCGATATACCGGGAAAGGGCGTTGACAAACCCTTCAAAAGCGGTGTTCGGCCTGCCGGGATTGGCAACATCCACGCTCTCTCCCGGACGGAGCACATTAATCGCACCGTTGCCCAGTTCATAATTGGGAGTGCCGCCACCCCCACCGACTTGTTCTTCCGGGGCGATCACGGGGCCGAAAGGGTTCTCGCTTGACGGGCCGTCCGATTTCACAAAAACGGTGAACATGCCGGTGATCACCGCCGCCATCAACTCGGCCTCGGTATACCGGGTTAACTGTTTTAATTCCTCAATCACCGGAGCCAAAAACGGGACGCCGCGCCGCTGTTCCGGCCTCTCCGACTCCATCAGGTGCAGGATGTTCGGCCTTCCAGTCAGTTTGCCGAATGCTTCAACCCTGGTCCATATTAAGGGTTGCTGATTGTTAAAGATATAAAAGGATTGGGGATAGCGGTTAGCGACATAATAGGCCGCCACCGCGCCGCTGTTATCGATCTCCACCCCGGTGATTACCCGGTTGCCGTTATCCGCCGTACCCTCGATGGCAAATATCCCGTCCGCCATGAGATTGTTTAGGGTGTTGGGAGTGCTTACCCTGTCGGCTTCAATCAGGTGGATGCGGAGGCCATAGGGCATATACGGCAAGGCTTTTTCCTGCTTGAGTACGGCGAAACAATCTCCCTTTTGAAGCCAGGCCAGTTGCGCCAATTGCTGCTGCTCGAAAAAATTATTGAGTTTCAATGCATCGCTATGAACCGACCCGGCCCATAACAGGAACTCGCGCTCGGTGTTTTGTTCCCATTCGTCCGCCTGTTTATCGGTCATTCCTAAAAATCCGGCGTCAATTCTGGATTTAAGATGAAGCCCGGAACCGACAATATTGGTCCGGGCAGTCTGGATCGCCGCCCGTCCCAGCGGGGCGTTCATATACAGGTCCATACAGCGGTTACGCAGGGTGAACAGGTTTAAATCAATGTCTTCTTCCGGGCTGGCGCTCCAGGACTTCCAGCCTTTCAGCGACTTTTTGACGTGAGAGGCTCCGCCGTCGGAGTAACCGGAGTTTTGGAATTTCTGCAATAAAGAAAGCCTTGTTCGCGCGATTTGGCGATTCAAGGCTCTCTGGGGCGAGAAAATATTGATGGTTTTATCAAGGAAATTCAATGCATCACCACCTTAAACATCGCGCGGTATCACTCCGATTACCGCATTACGTCCTTTTCCGGCTAAAAAGCTCTCTTCACGCGCGATTTCATTTTCCAAATACTTGATTTGAGCGCGCACGTCGCTTAACAAGGCTCTCCGTTGCAGCCGGTCGGCAATCCGATATTCCTGGGACAGCAGGATGCTCTTTTCGCTTTCAATATAGGCGTTTAGCCGTTCCTTCAGGATATCAAGCCGTGTAGTCGCCAAAATTTCATCACCCTTTTCAATACTCCAGTCCCTTGTTGACTACGCCATACTGCCGGTTCTGTTTGCTGCGCTGAACCCTTTTTAAATAACGGACCCCGATGTTCTCGGCGGCGGCGGCGGAATAGACTGAACAATCCAGCAGATGGTTTACCGCATGGCTCGACACCGGGAGATATTGCATCGTTATCTTCTTGGATTTCTTATCCTGGGTTTCGACCTTCTTTTCAGAGCAAATCTGATCCGCGAATTCCCTGGGGCAGTCTTTAAACAGGGTCCAGGAACCGATGGTTTCCGGGTCTTTTTCCAGCCTTCCGAAGATAAAATCCTTGAAATAGGTGGTGTCAACCTCATACAGTTTCAAGCCGTCAAACCACTGCTTGCCGTTTTTCATCCGTTCGATGGTTGAAATATGAATCGGCGCGGTTAATTTCCGGTTCGCGCCCTTGGCCGGAAGGCAGATTTGCCGGTGAATGGCGCAGAAATCATAAACCGCATCCGTATCATAGCCTGAGTCAACCATGGCCCGCATCACCCGGAATTCCTGGCCGGTTTCATTCCGGAAACGCCTTTCAATCAGAACTTCTTCAAGGTCGGCCCAAGTTTCCACCCGGCCATAGTCAACCAGCCGGCCTGTGAATCCCTCGGTCCAGGCGTGGACCGCAAACCAAAAATGGTCTTTTTGGCGGTCAACCCCGGCGGTGAGTATGCATTCCCCGGCTTCAAAGGGGACAACGCCACGGCCCGTTTCATGTTGCTTGTTTAAAATAAAATCGGATTTAAACGAGTTGGTTCTGTTGCGCCAGGGTTCCGCCAGCCATGAATTGACGAAGTTCATGAGTTTTTCCGGAAAATCCTTGGATAAAATGAACTCCGCCGCCACTTTTCCGAAGGTAATCATGGGGGAATAGATTGAATTCAAGTGATAACCGATCTTTTTCACCCTGCCCTGCGGCATGAATGCTGGATAGAATTTGCCGGTATCGGAATCGTAGCGAACGGGCCGCCATTCCCCGCTGCGCAGCATTTGTTTTTTATGGCGGCTTTCTTCAATGATCATCTTGCATTCTTCGCACTCATACCATGACAACTCTTCCACTTGACGGGCTTTTTCCTTGTAATCTTCAATTTGATTCAATTCCTCCGGCCATTTGATTTGGGATAATTTAAAGGTTTGGTAATGGCCGCAGTGGGGACAAGGGACAAAAAACTGCTTGATGACATCGGAGGATAAAAAAGCCCTCCATATAGGCTTGCTTTCTATGGTGGGCGTAGACCATTTATATATTTTGCGGTTCCGGAAGTTTTTCGACCGTTCGGTGCCAAGGCTGATGGGATCGGATTCATCGCCCGTAAAATCCGGGTATTTGTCAACCTCGTCAAAAATGATTCTGCCGATTGGCTTGGAAGCGAGCTGGCCGGGGGAGTTGGCCCCGACCAGCGAGATGTACATTCCTGGGAATTGTAACTCCAGTTTCTTGGACTTTGCTTCCAGCCACTTTCGCCGTAATGGTTCGCAAAGCTCGATCATCGGCTTGATCCGGTTATCGCTCGTATATTCCGCCAGTTTCTCGGAAGGGTAAACCACCAGAATGGAAGCCGGTTCCTGATCGATGATGTATCCAAGAATGTTATGGCCGGTTTCGGTGCCACCGACCTGGGTTGGTTTGCAAAAAGCCACCTCTTCGATATACGGGTCGTTATACGTATCCATAATCTCCCGCAAATATGGGGTTAAGTCGGTTTTCCACTTCATATTGGCGCTGGTTATGGATGTCTTGGCATTGATGATCCGGTTTTTATCCGCCCATTCTGAAACCGTCAGTTTCTCCGGGGGTTTCCATGCTGCTAGTTCGCCTTGAAGCCATTGAATCATATTATCACATCACTTTATACCCCGCTTTTTCGGTTTTGGTGTGTATTTCCCGGTTCGCGCGTATTGGTCGAGATAGTTGTAGACCTCCTCCGCGACCATTTTTTCAACTTCAATCCGGATACCCGGATCGCTGATCTCGCTGCCGATCTTCTTGGATAAGGCGAGCAAACTGTTTTTAATCTCAATGATCCGCATCGCCCATTCTTGCTCGACTTCGAATTTCTTGTAATACTCGCCGATTAAAATTTCATTTTCAAGCTTTTTCTCTTTAACTTGTTCCTCTTTCAGATCAGCTTCGGCCCGCAGTTTCCTCGCGAAATCGCTTTCCTCGCCTTCGCCGTTGCGCCATTCCATGATGGCTTTGATATCCCACCATCCGGTGCTGTTTTTTAACGCCCCGCCGGACTTCTCATCCCAGTTTAAAAGGGTCCGGGCGGAGACATTAAAAAACTCGGCGGTTTTTTCCGAGTTTAGGTAAAACTTTTCATTATCGATCCAGAGCCACCGGGGAACGGATTCCTTGGGCTTTCTTGGGGTTGCCATGGTATCCACCTGTTATATGGGATTATGGAACGATTGAACCTCGAAAAAATTTTGATAGCCAGAAAATGGCTGCGCCTGCGCCGACCCCCGCCTATTTTTCGCTTCTGGAAGTACCTACCAACAGGGTTTAATAATCAATCATAGTTCGGGTGGCCTTGGCAAACTTGAGTTTGTTTTTTTGGCGTTCAAACTAAAGCCAGTCTAGGATTGATAATGTCATCCACATAACTTTGTGATACTTCAATGCCTATATAATTGCGCCCATTTTTCTTTGCCATTTTCAGCGTAGTTCCGCTTCCAGCCATCGGATCTAGAACGAGATCTCCAGGATTAGACCAGGATAATATATGATCTTCCGCTAACCTTTCTGGAAAAATGGCGGGGTGTTTATGTGCAATCTTATCTTTTATTGGTCCCACAAAATAACTCCAAATATTTGACTTGATTTTCATAGTTTTAATTGGTTTGTCTGCACCATTACATTTTTTTAGCTCTCCATTTTGTAATCTGTAGGTTCCGTTTTTTTGATTACCTGCAAATTTACATTGCACATATAGCGGATTAAATGTTTTTGGGACACCCTTTGAAAATATAAACATATATTCAAACGCCGGTACATATCTGCGATGATTATTTGGCATTGGGTTAGACTTTTGATAAATCATGGTATCATGAAGATTAAAATCTATTTCTTTGAAATATAAGGCTTGTTTAAAGCTTGTCCCGGTTTCAGTTCCATTAATTGTTGCATCTCCCACAATCCAAACAATTACTCCTCCCGGTTTAGTTACCCGGTAGAGTTCTTTTGCTATCTCTTGAAAATTAAAATGATAACCATTATAGGTTCTAAGGTTATCATAAGGCGGACTTGTAACTGTTAAATCGATAAAATTACTGGGAAATTCTTTTAAAATTTCTTCCGCTTTTCCACAAAAAACTTTATTAATCATTGCAATGTCACGCATTAGATCCATTTAAAACAGCCCCAATTGATTGTCTTCGCGTTCTCTGTATTCGAAACTTTCATAAGGAATATGTTCCAGCCATCGTAATTTGTTATAGTAATTCATCATGCGCTTGAGTTCGTGATCCGTCCATCCCGGCGCTATAAATTCATTTTTTCTTTTCGCGTCCAGCGGTTGAAACCGCATGGCGTTTGGCCTGATTTTCCAGCTTCGAACTAAGTCCAGCCGGTAGCGCGCATCTTCGGGCGTATCGTTGTAACCGATTAAAACATAGACGCCGATGTTGTTGGTGGCCCGGTTTCTGCAAATATCAATGGCGGTTTTGACCTTTGCTTCAAGATTTATATGGTCGAAGGCGAATCTAACTTTACATTTCAAATTCCCAAGCAGGTCGGCAAGCTCCATCGTAAACCTTCCGGCTTCAAGCCCTTGGTTAAAATCGACTTCCGAAAAAGCCTTGAGTTTTTCAATGACTCTCTCTTGATGATTGCGGCTTGCGGCAGTAAAATTGTTGTCACAAACTACCGGGGCCGGTCGGAAATCAGCAATCTCCCGGAATTCTCCCTCCAGTTTGGGGACGGCGCAAAACCCGCAACCATTTGGGCATCCCCTGGTCGTAAAGGTCGCGCATGGATTGTGAAAGAGCAGCGGTTCGAATCCGGCTGGGCATTCAACTTGTTTCATGGTTCCGGGACCGCCAATGAGAAATGGCCCCTTGTGATATACCGGCTTATTTGAACCATCAACCTTCCACGGTTCTTTTCCTTCCGCGATCCGGATTGCTTTTTCCATCTCCCAGGTGAAGGGAACCGAGATATATAGCGTTTTATCGCATTTCCAAGCAGCGATTCCCTTGCGCCATTGATGCAAATTCTCCACATCCCTAAATAAACGCAGTTGTGATGCTTGTTTTCTTTGCACATTGGCTTGACGTATTTACGTAAATACGTTATAATTAGAATATAAGCTAAAACAAAGGAGAAATTGACGATGGATAACGGAAAATTGATTATTGACAAGCCCGATTTCAAAGCATACGACCTCGGAATCACCAAGCATGATGGCAAACTATATCGTTTAAGAGAATGCCTTGAGCTAATAGAAGGGCATTGGGAAGGGTTCGTTTCAATGCACCCGGTAAAACAGGAGGAACAAAATGATCAACCTGAAACTGAAAAATGATGCGCTTGAAAGTCAGTTGGGCCACTTCCTGGCGGATCACCCGGAATATAAATCCCAAACCCAGTTTATTGAACAAGCCATCAAGGAAAAATTGGAACGCGAGACTAAAACATAAGGCTTTTACGGCTTATGTATCCTCCCACATATTACCAGCATGGTTTTGTGTCGCATCGTTTTGCATCATCGCTGTTTCCCCGATCCTCTCTTTGGCCATCTCGAAATAATGCGGGTCCAATTCGATCCCAATAAAAAACCGCCCCGTATTCAGAGCGGCCACCCCGGTCGTCCCGGACCCCATGCAATTATCGAGGACCGTCTGGCCCGGATTGGTATAAGTTTTAATCAAATATTCACATAAGGCAACCGGCTTTTCGGTGGAATGCATCCCTTTATGATTGGGGACGCATTTGAAATCCAACACCGTGGTCGGGAATCTCTCGCCGTTATCAACCCAAACATAATCCTTCGCTTTCTGGCCGCGAATATTGATAAACTTGGTCTTGTATTGATTTTGGCGGCTTACGCCATGATTTTTTGTCGCCTTGGTCATTTGGGGGTTATATACCGGCTGTTTCCGATAAAAGACCAAAAGATTTTCATGGCTTTTAATGGGCCGGTAATGGGCGTTCATAAAGCCGGACTTTTTGTTCTTCACCCAAATCCACTCGTATCGAAAATATTTCGGGTTATGGTCAATTAATTTGTTGGTAAAGGGCTGGCTGCTGAAAAGAACAATCGCCGAATTCTCCTTGGTTACCCGGTGATATTGCTCCCACAACGGCTCCAGCGGGACAATCTTGTCCCATTTGCAATCGGTGGTCCCATAAGGCAAATCACAGAGAATCATGTCCACGGATTGGTCCGGTATGTGCCGCATAATTTCAAGGCAATCCCCCTGATAAAGCAAAAAAGACGGGTTCCCCGTCTTATCATGGTTTTCCATATTTACTTAAACCCCCTGGTCCCAATCCCCCAATAGTTCGCGCCATTGGGCGCGCGGGAATTAGATGGTGAAAACAAAAAAAGCGCCCCAATTCGGAACGCTTTCATTGGCTTACAGTATTTACTATCTTGATAATATCACAAATTAAGTGACGTTTCGTGACCATTAAGTGATTTTTTGTGACATCTTTTGAATTGCCTTTTCAAATAAGCGGATGCAATGTTCTCTTGAGAAATGAAGCTCCTTGGCGATTACCGGCCACGGTTTCGGCCTAATATGGAAAATCCTGGCGTCAATTATCTTCCTTTCAACCGGCGATAGAAGGGCCAGTAGTTTCTCCGCTTTATTAAGCATATCGTGCAAGTCGTTTATCTCTTTCCCGATCCCCGCAATCCGTAAACAATAAATATCCACCGCTGCTTGCGCCGCCTCGTAAGTCTTATCCGACGTTCCAGATCCGTGAGGCATTCCCGTAATTAATACCGCTTTTAAAGTATTAATTATCTCTTGATGATCCGAAATGGCTTGCCTTAGTTCTTCCTTTTTCTTTTCCAACTCTTCTGGTATATATGGATATGCTTCAAGCAGCCTTTGAATTTCGGACTGTTTCATCAGGTATCTCCTTCCTTAACTTCTTCGATCTCTATCTCAACCCGTGGGTTTTGCCGGTCGATCTGAAAGTCATGGGTGATTCCCAGGATAAATTTCCAAGTATCTTTTTGAATCTTTCCCGCTTTAACAAGGCCGTCAAAGATAAACTTTTGTCCGGCCATCACGTTGTCCGGGTCGCGCCGTTTCGTCCGGGCATACCAGACGATGTGTGCCTTGATTGGGTTCTCAAACTTTGGAAGAGAATAGGCAATCCAAGCGATCATATCCGTGTAAAACTCTTTCATACTGGCATAACTTCCGAAATGATTTTTCGATGCGTCAATGATTTCATTTAGTCCCGGTAATTCACCGGGAATGCTTAATTTAGCCTTCATTGTTTTTGCCTTTCCGCCATTCCAGCCAAAGAACGATAATCGGCACTGTCCACCATCCAAGGAACCCGGCTTTGTCGTCAAAATACCAATCCGCCCCGATCTTCCGGGTATCGCTATATTTCTCAATCAATTCCCGGCAGTTTTCGTTGTAATAATCAAAATCCAATCCGTTATCCTTTAAAACCCATTGGGCGTTACAAAAAGGGCATTCGTGATTATCCAAACCAGTTTGGCTGCATTCCCGGCAAGTGTTTAAAATCAAGATATGCCCCCGCTTTCTAAGCCATCTCAGCCAAAACCGCGCTCCAAACCGAAACTGCCCAACCTTTGGGTATTTGTTTCGCCATATGGTGCCATCCGCATCGATAGCCAATATCAACTTTTTCATCGCAAGTATTCTCCCTTAACCTTTCGAAGTTTTTAACGAACCAATATCGCGGCAATACGTCTGTTTCTCCCATGTTTCGGGATCGAATACCGTGCATGGCCTAAAAGATTTATAATTTTTGCAATAGGTTGCATCACACTCATAACAAACCTTTCTTTTACAACCCCAGCACCGGCTATTACCGCATTGTTCAGGGTTACAACCGATCACCTTAACTCTTGTGGGTTTCATTTGTCTTTTTTTCTCCAGTCATCGAATATCATTTCAATTCCCCGGCACATCTCCCATAACCGGGAAGTTACCGCCCCGGCGGTGTCGCAGTTCCGATCCGTGGTTAGTTTCCGGGGTAAATCATCGATGTTGTAATTGGTTGTTACAATTAGCGGCAGGTTGTTTTCATAGCGGGCGTTAATTATCAGGTAGAGTTTTTCAAGCACCCATTCGTTAACCCGTTCCTTGCCTAAATCATCCAGGACCAGTAATTCGATGGTGCTGTATAAATCAATAATCTCGCTTTCCGACTCCTTGACTTCCCCGCTATATGACTCCTTCAGTTTGCCCAACAGGGTAATGGTGGTCCCAAAAATAACGGGTATTCCCCGGTTAAGTAATTGGTTTGTTATGGCGGCGGCCAGATGGGTCTTCCCGGTTCCATAAGTGCCGTTAAAAATAAGCCCGATGCCTTGGGATTTGTATTTATCAAACTCCGTTGCATATTTCAGGGCGGTTTCATAGGCCGCTTTATTTTGATCGTTCAGCTTGAAATTCCCAAAAGTCCGGGCTTTGAAGCGTTCGCCCAGCCTGCTTTGTTTAAAAAGCCCTTCGACTTTGGCCTTGAATGCGGCGCGCCTTAATATTTCGGCCTCTTCCTGCCTCCGTTGTTCTTCCTTGGCGTCGTATGCTTCCCAAAATTCAACGGCGGCTGGGCAAGTGCAACGTTCCGGGCTTTGGTTCCAATGCATTATTTGGTTTTTAAAAGGGTGCTTGATGCCCCGGTGATATAGGACACGGGCGCAAAACTGGCAAACCGATGGGACGGGAACATTATCACCTAAATCGATGCCGTGATTTTCCGCTTCTTCCGGCGTGAACCATCCGGTATCGTCAGTCAAGTTTCCGGCTGTTGAACCGTTTGGCTTCATCGGAAGGTGGCCGAGCGTTCGGTCGAATATCCGGCCTATGTGTTCCATTGGAAGCCTCCCTTTCTTTGCGCCATTCCTCGGCCTTGGCGAACCAATTTTCAAGCTGGCCGTGGGGTTTCGATTTTTCCTTCAAAGGCTCGTCGATCTTGCGGGCCACCCAGCTTTTAACTTGTTGCAGGATATTGAGCTTCGGGAAATCAACCGCCAGCTTGCGAATAAACGCCAACTCCGTTTGATAATTGAACTTGTAGCCTTTCACCGATTTTAATTCTTTTAAGATTTCGCGTTCGACTTCGGTAGTGTCGGGAGGAAGCTCTCCCAACCCATCCCTATCCATACCCAAACCCAACCCATCCCTACCCAACCCATAGGGGAATGACTCCGTAAAGGTTCCCGGAAGATTCCCGGAAGATTGGAGGAATGTTTCCGGAACCGGTGGAATCTTTGAAGGCGTAGGATATTTAGGCTTTTGATAGTCCTTCCATTTCAAAAATGCCAGGTATTCTTCGTTATCAACTTGATACAAAACCAAGTTTTTATTAACTTCCAAAACCCTATCCCGGATCGCTTTGACTTGTTCAACGGTTAGATCGTCATACTTAAAAATGATTGACCGCAGATAAGCCGGATCGCCAAGCATTCTTCCTTCGTCATCCGCATTGGAGAAACAGCCGATAAAGAACAACCGTTCAATAGGGCGTAATCTGGCTATTTTTTTGTCGTCCCACAGGCTGGGATGAATGAATCTTTGTCTAGCCAATCCCATCATCTCCAGTAAAGCCGGTGTTGTTCCGAGCGGGGAACAATTTAAAACGGCATATCATTCAAATCGATTCCGGCCAAACCGTGTTCGTTAATAAAGTCTTTCAACAGACCGATGAACTTTTTAAAATAGCAGTTTTGATAGGATTTCCCTTCGGCGTTGGGTTTGTTGGTTTTTAAATTGACTTCCATCACCCGGTCCAACAGGTGGGGCAACAATTCCTCCAAATCGCTCAATTGCTTCAATTCAAAGCCCACCTTGGTCAATTCCCCTTTCAACCAGCCGAATCTTTCGGGGTTGTCCAAACTGTTTTGTTTAAATATCAACCGTTTTTGGTACTCCCCGGTTAAAACCCGCAACTCCCATTTTAAAAAAACCTTCATTTCATCGGATGTTTCAATATACGCCCTTTCGATATTCACTTGGTATTTGTTGTCCGGCAATGGATCATATTCACTTTTGGGCGGCTCCGCTTGATTCCATTCATCATCAAACTGTCGTAAATAGTCCTTATAACTGGCCATTGTATTTACCTCCGTAAAATGTCGCTAATTTGGGATTTTGACTGGTTTAGTTGCTGTTTTCTTTATTCATGGCCTGATGGTCGAGCCATTGAAGAAATAGATGCGTTGGCACATACCATTTCCGGCCAATTTTTATGGATGGAAAATCTTTACGATGGAAGAGTTCGTATACCGCATTAATACTCAGATTTGGCATATGGTCCCCACAAAAGAATTTCTTTTTAATGGTTTCCGGGTCCAGCAGTCTCGGCAAATCGTTAGTATTATTCAACTTTATCACCCCAGATTAAATTTTTTGTTATTTGGCTCCGGCAATCGCTTTGTCAAACGCTTCCCTGATTGCCTGATATGACATATTAAGATCCGGTGGCAATTTCCCGGTGCGATCCCCGGCCTCCCAGTTTTCCGAAGGTTTGGTCTTAATAACCCGTTTAAAACCATCCGGCGTTAGTTCCGCTGTGATGAAAAAGATAAAATCACAGAGCGGCAGGATAATCTCTTTGGCCTGTTTGCTCATAGTGGGGACCCATTTGGTAATCGTGCCGGTGCGGGTCTTGATTTCAATGGGTTCGCCGTGACTGATAAATACCAAGCCATATTTTAAATGGCTCAGTTTATTGACGGCCCGGAAAAACTCCTCTTTAACAAGGTGCCAGCCCTTGCCCCAATCCAGGTCGCTTTCATGCTGGATATTATTTTTCTTGCAGATATAAAGGGAACAGAATTTGAACAAATTATCCACCGTATCAATAACAATCGTTTTATACCGGTGGTCGCCCTTGGCAATCTCGGCGCAGGCGGCTAAAAAGGTTTCCCAGTCGGGAATGTCCACCGGATAAACTTCCAGGGAATTCAGGCCCGGTTCGGTCGCCATAAACAAGGGTTCATTAAACTCATTCGCCAGAGTGGACTTCCCGATCTTTGGCGCGCCGTAAATTAGGGAAATATACTCGTTAAAATTGGCTTTGGGCTTGGTCTTTTCTTTGGGCAGCAATGACAATAAAGTTAACCCCCCTATCCCACTTTTAGATATTCTTTATCCGTAACCAATACCGCCCCGTTCACCGGATGGCCATTCATTAATAACTCCTTGATGGCTTTTTTATCCGGTTCTTTCTTCACTATCACACATTCGGGCGGCAATAAATTGGGATCAATAATTTCAACGCTTGGTGGACATTTCCGAAACGCGAGAGGGACAATTCCGGCAATCTTCTTTAAGTTCGCTTGTTTTAAATTGGTTTCCAGGTAAATCTTGAGGTTATCATATTTGTTTTCAAGCGCCGATTGCATTTCGGCCAAGCGTTTCTTCTCACATTTGACGGCTTCGATGTCGCTATCGATATTCTTGAGCAGTTTGGCGATATTTTGGGCTTTGTCCGTTAATTCCGCCTCAATCCCAATCGCCGCTTCCAAAACAACTTGCCCGTCGATGGCGGGATCGTCCAAAAGCTCGACAAGGTTCCTGTATTGCCCGGTTAGCTCATAGAGTTTTGGCATTCTTCTTCCCCTTTTTTGATATTTTTTGACTTTGGTCTTTATCCCGGCAATAACAACAATAACCCGAAGCGCAAAATCGTCCACATTTGCATTGTTTAAAAGGTTTCATGGTCTGCCTCAATTCGTATCAACTATTACAAAGGCTTTATCATCACGTTTGCTTACCGTACCGCCCAGATTAAACTTGTTACAAAGGTTAATCAGTTCCAGGTCGCTCGGCCACTCGCCCGAAATCCTCTCAACGCTATAAATATCCCGGTTTACACCGGGAGTGGCTAAAATTACCCGGAACACCCGACCATTAATCACTTCAAGCCTTTCCATTGATTCTGCCCTTTCTATTTGGCTACTGCCATTTCGGGAGCCATATGATTATTCGTAGAGGATCTTTTCAGGAATCCGCTTTGAATTGCGGTTAAAATTGTAAAGCTTGAGAATCGCTATAGCATACGGGGTGTAAATGCTATTTGAAGGATTCCCCAGGGATCGTCCTTCGCGTAACACCTTGCAGGCTTCGTAGCGCCGCATTTTGGTGATATAATCTTTATCAGAAAACAGCTTTCCGGCCTTGGCGATGAATATCTTCATGCCAAAAAGCATATGGCTGTCCAACGATTCCGGCGCGCCATCCCAGGTTTCTTTTAAAAGAGTTAAGAGTCTCCGTAAGTCGGTACTTCCAAGTTGCCGGTAAATCCGATCAATAGTGGTTAAGGCCATGATGGTGTTTTGTGATAATCTTTTATGAATACCGAGAATCAACCCGCAACTTTCCACAATACTTTTAATCTCTACAGCAGCCGGGTCCCCAGCCTCCAAACGGCCAATGAAAATTTCGGAAGGAGTTAAACGCTTTCGGTTATTGTTAAAAGCAACAAATAACCGCGCTTCCTGCATGGGAGTTAAATCGAAATAAACATTGCAGTCCACCGAACTAATATTTTTTTTACGAAGCGCATATAACCGGTGCTGGCCGTCAATCACATAATAGCCGTCTTGACGTTTGGAAACGATCAAACTTCCAACCAAACCGGGATCGAATTCGCTGATAAGCTTTTTAATATGGGATTCCGACAAAAACCGCTGATAGGAAATATCGACTTTCAATTGATCCACTGGTATATATTGGCTAACATGCTTATAACTCTTCATCTAACACCCTCCCCATCGGTTTGTTTTGTAAAGCGTTCCTGAAAATCTTGATCCATTGTTCAACCTTATCAATTTCACTGCTGATTTGTTTCTTTTCGAATTCAGAGAATAATTGAATCTGATCAAACATCCTTGCATACGGCATTGCTTCACTTAAAAAGTTATATACAAGGTCTTTGATTTGGGAGACACTGATGATAGTGGGCCTTGTTGAAAGCAAGTTTCCAGAATCCGGTCCGGGAAGCGCGTGTTGCAGATTCTTCTTTTCGGTTATTTCAAGCTTGGCGGGCTGTTTAATATCCGGCTTGTCCTCCTTTTGTTTGACGGGTTGACCTAATGCTGATTTAACCTGTTCAAAAGCGGCTCGAATACTGATCTCGTTTTTGTTCATCTTGTCAATAAGCTCGCGCGGCCCATTTTCAACCACGTATTTGGCGCGTTCATAAGTGCGGCCACTGCCAAATCCCACTTTTTGGGCTACGATATCTCTAGTCCTACCTCTACCCTGTGGTCCCAGGTCCCCAGGGTCAACTTTTTTGCCGGACTTTTCACGTTCAAGTGCCTTTATCTTTTGAACCTGCTCCACTTCTCTGCCCCAAGCAGCCCTTTCTTCCGGCGTAAAGTCTTTCCGGCATTCATTCTCGGAAATCTGGCAATTAAGTTCGTGTTCATAATCTTCAATATTTATAATGCTTACATCGGTTTGAGTGTCCCCTAACTGCTTGAGTGCCATTAACCGGCGTTCTCCGGCAATCAGAATATAATCGGGAGTAACCACGATAGGTTCAATTAGTCCATTTTTCTCAATATCTTGAGCTAAACTATTGATATCGCCATAATCTTTACGAATACGATTTTTAACTTGAATTTTGGAAATATAAACTAACATATACTCCTCCTTGATGCCGACCCTTGAATCGCCCGTCAAACAACATACTGGATCAGCATCTCTTTTATAATCGCGGTGTAAATCTCCCGTAATTTCGGATCAGCTTCAATTGCGTCAAGCCTGGAGGTTCCGTTGATCATGATCCTGCTGGCCCCGGATTGCTTTAATCTATTCCATAAATTGAAAAGATGAGTCTCAAGGTAACATCTGCTTCGTTCTTCTAATAACTGGTAACTTTCGACTTTAATTTCACAATATAAGCGCCCACCGGCTTGGGCGATTTGTTTTAAGCTTTCATCAACCCAATTCCGCCAATTATCATTGTGCCGGGAGTCATTAACTGGATCAATAGATGGGTTCTCTCTCATCACACCTGCCCTCATTTGTTTTCATCTCCTTCCAGAAACAATTATTATATTTGTTCGTCCCTGTTCGGTTACATTTAAGGCAAAAAAAACAGCTTTTCTATTTTTTGTTCGGGAAACGCTTTAAGAAACCCGGTAATCAAACACCTGCCCGCTCCCCGGTCCCCTTTAATCCAACGGCAAATTGTTGTGGGCGAGACACCGGATTGACGAGCTAATTCGGCATAACTCCATCGTTTTCTTCTTGTCAGTTTTAAAATATATTCCTTGTTGGGAATCATATAATCACCTCATCTATTTGGTCGGTTAACTGGGGACAAAATAATTGTATCAACCCCGAAACCGATTGTCAAATGGAAAATATTTTTGTATTGCCAAATGGTTACGGATCGATTATAATAGTCCCCAGGGGGTGGAATTTTGGGTATTCACGAATTTATTCAGAAATTACGGGAGGATCGCAACTTATCCCAGCGGCGCTTGGGTGAGTTATCCGGCATCAGTAATACGGAAATATCTCGGATCGAGTCCGGGGAACGCAAGGAAGTGTCCCCGTTAATTTTAAAAGCGATTGCGCCTCATCTGGGTGTTTCTTATGGAAAACTAATGCAAGTTGCTGGCTATATTGACACCGCAGGAAATATTTTAAAAAAGCGGCGGGAATCCATGGATATTCCCCTTGAGAAATGCGCCGAATACTCCCGCCTGCCAGTCGATACTGTCGCCAAAATTGAAAACAACCTGGAGGCGGAAGAAGTCTCGATTGAGGATTGGGTTAGTTATGGAAAGGCTTTAAATCTCAACCGGAGCCAAGTCTTGCTAATCAAATCCTATGATTTCATGACTTTTAATATCGACCATTTTGACCGGATTTTTACGGCCAATATAGTTACCCCCAATTATGACGAAATCCTTAAAAATGAATTTGTCGAATACATTGACTCTTATCTTAAGCCCATCGGGAAAATGGCTAGAATCCCGGTTTTGGGCATTATTCATGCGGGGATGCCAATTCATACCGAAGAAAACATTATTGACTATGAAGTCCTGCCAGTGGCCGAAGTAAGCGATGGCGATTATTTCTATTTGGAGGTTACGGGCGACAGCATGATCGAGGCCCATATTCTGCCCGGTTCCCGGATTTTAGTCCGCCAGCAAGAGTCTTTAAAAGATGGCGAAATTGGAGTATTTTTAATTAAGGACGAGGAGACATGCGTAAAAAAGATAATGCGATCAAGAAGAAGCGTGGTTCTCTATGCCGCCAATAAGGAATATGCGCCACAGATTTATGATGACGGCGATGTAAAAATATTTGGCAAGGTAATCAAGACAGTAATAAGGTTTGAGTAGCGGAAAAATAAAAGCCTCATTTAGAGGCCGACATTTCTTTATTAATCATTTCCTGAAGCATTTTAGCGGGTGTGTTTTTTCTTTTAATGGCTTCAAGTTTAAGCCATTCGATTTACGCGGGCGGCAGATTGGTGGTGTATTTAATTATTGTTCATTGTGGCAACATCTCCAGTAAAAAGTAATCTTTAATCGCTTGTTTTTGATTTGTTCTTCGGTTTTCCCAGTTATCCTAGCAAGTTGTTTAACGGATCTTCTTGCTTGGCACCATCTGTCATGGCTTCCGCCGTATATTAGAAGGCTTCCAAATCGAGTGGCTATATATTGCCGGTATATCCCGGCGTCAAAATCGCTATTTACTAATTCGCTATAAGTAATCATCTCAAGCACTCCTTAATTTTATTTATCCTCTTTGCCTTGACTTGATTATACTACGTATTTACGTAAATGCAAGTGGATTTGATCGCTCTATTTAATTAAATTCGATATATCAAAACCGGGATAAATACCCGGTTTTATTGTTTTTCACCGAATATAAAATTTTACAGTGATTTTAAAAAAGTGATTACATGTGAATAAAGAGCAGGTATGACCAGAAACTTCATTCTTGATGCTTTACTGAGGATGAAATAAACTGATTGACTATAAAATAGAAAATCGGTTTTTATTTTTATCTAAAATTAAATTCACGACAATTTTAAGATAGATAAGGAATCCAACCGTTTTGTATACTCATTTTTACTCGATGATTTTCAGCCGTTACACCAAAAAAGTTCCACTATATGAAGCCATCATTGGGTCCATAAACTTTATAAAAGATTATCGCTTGATGCTATTGCTTTTTATCGAAACCCATTTTACAATCAACCATGCCATCGTGATATTCAGGTTTTCAACGATGAGCATTGATTGCAAAAACTGGAGGTGGCGTAAAGGCAATAACAAAAATCTAGTAATACCAACCTATTTATTGAGTAGATACCGAAAAGCGGGTGATTGGAAAATATTTTTTTAACCCAAATCAGTATTACCCAGTATTACTAAGTTTAAAGGTGGTGCAAATGATGGATAACACTTGGAAAAGAATCAAGCCATATATAACGTTAACCAATATAATCTATAGCATTCTGCTTTCATTCTCCTGTTACATGTTGATTAACTATTTAACGGATATGGTCGACGGTTCGGATGTCAAGCGGGGAATCGGGCTATTCGCAATCTGCTTGGATACGGGCGCACAATATGTTTTTATTACGGCGCTTACCGAATGGAGCCGGGGCCAGTGGAAGAAGAGGCTTTATAAACACCGGATAGCGGCGATTATTTTACTGCTTATTTTCGGGCTTTATGAAACCTGCTTTGCGTTTCCGTCGTCAATCAGTTTCTTTTTGGTGCAAGTTGATAAAAAGGAAAAGGCCAACCAAGCTCTTATTACCCAAGTTACTGACAACCGGGATAAATTGAAGGATATTAACGATGAATTGGCGGCGCTAAATATCGGATTAATGGCGGAAGCGAAAACCACTATACGGCAAAACGGCCAAAGTATTATTGAACGAAAAAAAGAACTACAAAAGCAACGGGATGAACTAGAAAAAGGCAACGGTAAAACAGCGAAAGTTATTGATAAAATCGCCACAAGCGCCGTGAATTCCTTTGATGTAACTGCCGAAAACTTTGGAATTCCGAAAAGGCGCGCGAAAGTACTTACTTTTGGAATAGCGATATTTTTATTACGGGTTTTAATGATTCTTTTCTGCATTAAGATTAAAGGGGAACAGGTGGTAGCGGTTAAAAGCACTTTACCCGGTACGCCGCCGGAAGAAAACCCGGAAGAAGTACTTCGCGGGGATTCAGATAACTACAAAAAAGAGCTTTTAGATTTTATCGAAGCACTTTTCGGCGATAACAAAAAGCTTAATGGTGATCCGGTGGTTTCCCAAAAGACCGGAATCCCCCCGGAACGGTGCGCCAAGTATCGAAAATATTTAAGCGAGTTACATATCGGAGATAAACCGGCGATTCACAAATCACAGGGGGGTTCTGTTTCAAACTTTCCCAAAGAAGAGCTACGAGATTTTATCAAAGGGGGAATAACCCATGATCCAAGTTTCTCTTAAGATTGATGAAAATGACGATCCGGTTTTGGCGGCGTGGGTATTGAAATTTAAGGGAAAAAAGTCAAAGGAACTTTCAGCCAACATCCGGCGAATTTTACGAATTTACATAAACGGACAGGCACCGGGCAGCCGGGCCGAGAAAGGAAGGGCTAAAGATGAGATATAAATCATGGCATACTTGTAAAGTGGTTGCTAGTGCTGGCGGTCTAACGATTGGTTATGTTGATGATAATCCTAGTATATGGGACGGAAATATGTATGTTTTACAACCCGGTGATGAATATCGAGAACCATTGCCAGAATTTACTGATTATAAAATTGTAAATGATAAATGGGTTAGGGTTGAAAAACAAAACACCAGGAAGGAAAAAAGGCGCGGACACAATGAGGGATCTATTTTTCAACGATGGACGGCTAAAGTAACAATCAATGAGGCCGATACCGGAAAGCCGAAAAAAATTACTGTTTGTGGCAAAACGCAAGAACAACTAAAGGAGAAATTAGCGGGGCTGCCCGGCATTTCCGACATTAGTAAAATCCCTATTTCCCAATCATGGGTAGCACAAGCGATCACGGGTGTAAACCCAATGACAGGAAAACCAAAGCGAATAACTTTTTACGGCGACACCAGGAAAGAAGTACTAGAAAAGCTTGATAGCACCAAGCATGATATTAAAAATGGGACTTTCACGGAACCCAGCAAAATGACTTTCGGGGAATGGCTGGATATTTGGCTTAATGAATACGCGAAACCAGTTGTCAGATCTACCACTTATGATTCATATTACCGGTGGATTAAAAATCATATTATACCGGGGTTGGGAGGGATTAATCTAAAGGAATTACAACCGGCGCAGATTCAAAAATTTTATAATCAAAAACTGACGGAAAAAAAGAAAATCAAAGCCGGAACCCTCTCCCCGCGCTCGGTTCGGTATATGCACACTTTGATTCAGGAAGCACTAGAGCAAGCATTGAAGGAAGGCAAGATAATCCGAAACCCGGCTAAAGCAACCAAACCGCCGCGATTAGTTTGTAGAGAAGTCGGATATTTAAACGAGGAAGAAATTATCAACTTTTTAAACAACATAGCGGATGATTACTGGTATCCGGCCTACATCTTGGCATTAGGTTCCGGGTTAAGGCTTGGGGAATTAATGGCGCTCACTTGGGGAAATATTGACTTTCAAAAGAAAACCTTAAAAGTTAAAGAAGCAGTGTCAAGAGTTAACACTTACCAACCGGATGGTCCGAAAACCAAACTTGAATTTCATGAGCCTAAAAGTAAAAAAGGAAAGCGAACCATTCCCCTCCCGACCCAAGTCATCGAGGAACTAAAAAAGTTTAAAGAAAAACAACGGGAGTTTAACGGCGGCAATTTGATAAATATTAATGAGGATAAAGAATTTATCTTTCGCTGGCCCGATGGCAAGCTAATTGATCCTTCCCAATTATCAAAACACTTTTTAAAATTAGCACGCGACAACGGACTCGAAAACGTTACTTTTCACGGATTAAGGCACAGTTACGCCACCGCTTTACTGCAAGCCGGGGAACATCCGAAAGTAGTCCAGGAGTTGTTAGGCGATTCCACCATATCAGTTGTATTGGATGTTTATAGCCATGTTGTACCGGGGTTAAAAGAAAAAGCTACCGGAAAACTTGAAGACATCTTGGCAAAGAAAAAACCCTCTTTAGTCAAAGAAGGTTAA